ACCTATTGTTTAACTCGGCTGATGAGTGCGAAGTGTATAAGACACTGAGTTTAGAAATACTTGAACAAAATAAACCCGATAAAGGAAACCCCTACGTCATAGGTCTATGTGTTCCATTGGGACATAGAGCTTAGACAAACATGAGATTCACTAGCAATGATTACGAAACGCGAACAAGTAGAGTTCGTTACCTCAGTTAAGATCGGAGAGAACGAACGGAAAAGTATTAACTGCCCATTCTGTGGCGGTGTTAAGAAATTCACCCTATCCAATCAGGAAGGCAAGCTTCTTTGGAATTGCTTTAAAGCTTCCTGTAATGCCAAGGGAGCCCATCGCATTGGGCATAGTCTGGAATCTATTAAATCTGGTGACTACAAGAAAGTAATCAGGCGGATTAATAGTAGACCCATCCCTACCATCCTTGGTGACCCCAAAAACTATCAAAAGTGTTTAGATTATTTAGAGCAGAACAATTGTTTGTATGCCTATGAGAATAATCTGTGTCGGATATCTTATGATCCACAAGAAAATAGAATCCTATTCCATATAAATAACCAGGGTGCAGTAGGTAGAAGCCTTACCAAGCGCATCCCTAAGTGGCTAACCTATGGAGATGTGGCATCCCCCCTATTTGTTGGCAAATCATCTACATGTGTCATAGTGGAGGACTCAGCTAGTGCGTGTTCTGTAGCGTCTACGGGTGTGTATACAGGGTGTGCAATACTAGGAACAAACGTATCTAGGGGTCAAATGTCGCAGTTGAAGCAATATGAAAAACACATAATTTGCCTTGACAAAGACGCTAGTAAAAAAGCACTGTCGCTGTATCAGAGCCTAAATTTACCTAGCGTAAGCATTAGGTTTTTGGAACATGATTTTAAATATCAACAGAAAGGTGAAATTTTAAAGGTGCTACATGCATAAACTACAAGACAGTAAGTATCTCTGGGGGTACATGACCAAAAGAAAAGGAAGAGCTTATAGGATTAATAATGCTCTTACCGCAAAAGCAAGCTCAATAGCTTCTTGGTTGTTTCTTGATCTTGCATCAAGCTGGCAAAACGGGCCAACAGCCCCACCCGCATAAATTCAAATTAGCAGAAGGCGGAACTCATGGTTCCGATATCAATGTGTGCGTAGTCGATCACTACGTTAAAAGTATTAGTCGAAGACACCAGTACCGACTTAAAACAAAAGGAATGGTAAAATGTTAAAAGCGCAAGGAATTGCAGTGGTCTATTATGACCTACCAAATGGATATATGGACGCTGGGGAGGAGCAAAAGAAGCTTCAAGAAGCCCTAGATCAGTTAGTCAAAGGAAACCCGAGAGTTGTATATCACGAAGTTGATGTTCGTGAGCGGAGAGACAAACGGGATGGAAAAGACAAACCCAATATCAAAAATATGAAGTTGCGCGTCAGCTAACCCGCCTATCAAGGCTACATGTTTCGAGGGCTCTAATTAATTTTAGGGCCCTTTTTTTATTTTAGGCTTTTCTTAGTGTCGTAATTAACGTATAGTCAGTCCATTACTAATCCACTTTGGATGGAATATATGCTAGACACAACACTGATCAAGACCCTCCTGCACTACGATTTCTACAGTGAACATAAGACTAATCTCACTGAGAAACTCTTTAAGGGCGACACAAAGGATCTATTCCGAGCCCTAAAGAAAGGTCACGAAGTCTACCGTAAAAGCCTGACTGTCGAAGACCTCAAAGCTCTCTGGGTAAAAGACAACCCTGTCGCTACCCGAGCAGAATCCCAAGAAATAGAATCCCTAATCGATGATGTATCATCCGCACCCTCGCTCACACCGGAGGTGGCTGGTGATCTAGTGCGTGAATTGCACATGCGTTCACTTGGGCTCAAGTTTAGCAATCTAGGCATTGAGCTAACCGAGGGCAGTCCTGACGCCCTTGAGCGTATTGAAGACCTTTTTAAGAACATCAAAGATGGCGTCCTACCGAATGAATACGGTGAGCCTACTACTAAGAACCTAGAGGCACTCCTCGCTGTTGGTTCGGATGAAAACCGATACCAGTTCAATATCAGAACATTGAGTAGGAATATCTACGGGCTCGGTAAAAAGGAATTCATGGCAGTATTCGCCCTACCCGAGACAGGTAAGTCTGCATTTGCTGTCTCCCTGTTGTGTGGCCCAGAGGGCTTTTGTGATCAGGGGGCAAAGTGTCTATACCTCGGCAACGAAGAGGACACTAGCCGGACTATGCTCCGTGCTATGCAGTGTTACTCGGGGATGTCCAAGGAAGATATAGTCAAAGACCCGAGCAAGTGTAATCGGATGTTTGAGAACATTGCCGACAATCTGGAGATGCGTGACATCCAAGATTGGGACATAGCCAAGATAGAGGGCTACATTGAAAAGTCAGATGTCGATTGCGTTGTGATCGATCAGGCCGACAAGGTTCATATCTCTGGCAAAAGCTTTAATAGCTCCCACGAAAAACTCCGCGACTTATACAGACGCCTACGGGAAATGGCTAAACGTCAGTCCGTGGCCCTGATTGTAGTCAGCCAAGCAAGTAACGAGGCCAGAGGCCGCACACGTTTATCAGGTTTCGATATGGAAGGCTCCAAGATCGGCAAGATGGCGGAGCTTGATGTGTGCGTGGGTATTGGCAAGCAGGAGTCTGGCGAGATCGATGACACCGAGGTGGACTTCACTCGCTACCTAACAGTCTCAAAGAACAAATTAAGCGGATGGCATGGGACTGTCATCTGTAACCTAGAGCCTCAAATCTCAAGATATGTGGAGTAGAGTATGTATGTACGTTTAACTAAGAAGGATATTCTGACCTCAGAAGTTCTCGGGGCTGACACGGTCAAGTTGTGTGAAATGGCCGGATTTAATCCACGCTTAGAAAACGACAAGCAATCCAGAGTAGAAGCAAACCAGTGGGGATTTAAGGCAGAGTTTGCGGTAGCTAGGCTGTTTGACCTAGAGCCCCCTACTTTGACTGTAACGACTGATGGCGGTGCTGACCTTTGGGTTGGTGACATAACCATTGACGTTAAGCTTACTAACCAAGAATGGGGCCCGCTTATCTTCGACTCCATGCCTAAGTTCCGAGCCAATGTGGCGGTACTGGTTGGGAGGACTAAGGACGATGAAGTAGTCAATGTGATTGGCTGGTCATCTCGGGACGCCTTTAAGGAACAATACAACAAAAAAGACTTTGGCTTTGGTGACCGCCTCTATGTGGACGCCCAAGACCTAGCGCCAATTGAGCAGTTATGGCTCTCATTTTCAGAAATAAAATACGGGGTACAAGATGACACAGGAAATAGTTTTCGATTTAGAGACAACCGTTCAGAGGAAAGAACACATCAAGGACAATTCGCCCTATAATCCCGCCAACAAAATTGTTGGTATTTACTGGAGGTTAATAATAGATGGCGAAATTCAAGGTGCGAAGAGAGCGGTTAATTATCACAATGAACAGGATACTCCCGATAGCTTTGGGGCTTTTACATCTGACTTGGCCGGTTCTACTCGCGGCATCTGTCATAATACTAAGTTCGATTACGCTTACCTCCTAGAAGCGGGCTTCGACTTACCTGACCCCTACTGTACGATGATCGCCGAGCATGTCTTGGCGAGGGGTCAGGACGTTCAAAAATCACTGAAGGCAACGGCAGAGCGTAGGGATGTTACCCGCAAGAAGAGTGAGCTTGTAGACGATCTATTCAAGGGCGGTACTGACTTCTCTGAAATGCCCTTAGCCATCGTTAATGAGTACGCAGATGCGGATGTGCTGGCTACGGCAGAGATCTACCAACAGCAACAGCAAGACTTTGAGAAAGAAAGTAACAGCGGCCTACTACCTATCGTAACGCTAATGAATGAGAATACCGAATTCTTACTAGAGATAGAGAGAAATGGCATCCAGATTGATTGGGCCGCCCTCATGCAAGTCAAGGATGATCTAGTAGAAGAGCGGGAACAAACGGTAAACAACCTGGAACAGATGGTGAAAGATCTGATGGGTGATACCCCGATCAACCTAGCCTCGGGGGAAGACCGGACAAAGATCATATACTCAAGGTACATTCTAGATAAGGGATACCATAAGCGGGTATTCAACATCGGTACGGGCCCGTCTGGTAAACCACTGCCGTTTGCTAGGATGTCCGACTCTAAGTTTGTTAACACTGTTAGGAAGAGTACTCGCCGCGTCATGAAGACTGTGGCCTACCACTGCCAATCTTGTAATGGAAAAGGCAAAGTTCAGAAGATTAAAAAGAACGGTGAGCCCTACAAAAATTTGACGGGGTGTCAGAATTGTGGCGGTGCTGGAGCCATACTAGAGCCCACCAATGAAGTCGCGGGTCTGAAGCTAATACCCGAGGGCCCGCAGGACGCCTCAGTGAACGGTTTCAAGACTGATAAGCACACAATAAAGCGGCTTATTAAACAGGCGGAGGCCAAAGATAACCTAGATGCCGTCAATTTTTTGACGCTCATTACTAGGCTCAATGCGCTTAACACTTACCTAGATAGTTTTGTAACTGGGATAGAAACGTGGACTAGGGGTGACGGTAAACTACACGCGCAGTTTAACCAGTGTACGGCTAAGACTTCTCGCCTATCCAGTAGCAATCCAAACTTCCAGAACCAGCCGAAAAAGTTTCCTGTCAGGCGGTGCGTTGTATCGCGCTTTGAGGGCGGTCAGATCTGCGAAATTGATTACTCGGGACTTGAATTTAGAGCGGCTGGATTGTTGTCTGGCGATGAGCAGATCAAGGATGACATCTTAAACGGTAAGGATGTACACAAGCAGACTGCCAGCATCATCAACCAGTGCCCCGAGGAGGATGTCTCTAAGTCAATGCGGCAGAACGCTAAGGCGTATACTTTCGCGCCTTTGTATGGCGGCATGGGAGCTAACGAGGCCCCTCATGTACAGGCATACTTCAAAGAGTACTTCCAAATATATAAGGGCTTGGCGGCTTGGCATAAGAGCCTAGCAGATGGTGTTCTACGGGACGGTATTGTCCGGACACCCAGCGGCCGCGAGTTCTATTTCCCGAATGCAAAAAGACTTAGGGCTGGGAGGGTGACTAATCACACCCAAGTCGTAAATTTCCCATGCCAATCTTTTGCTACAGCCGACATTGTCCCTCTGGCGTGTGTGAGGGCGTTTCGGATCTTTAAACAGAAGGGTTTCAAGTCGAAATTAATCCTGACTGTCCACGACAGTTTGGTGGTCGATCTATACCCTGGAGAGCAGGATGAGGTGATTGCCGCGTTAGTTTGGGCCATGAGAGATATCGGCCCAGAGATGAAAGAGAGATTCAACTTTGATCTTTTCCTTCCCTTAGATGTGGAGGCGGAGATTGGGTTGAATTGGCTTGATACAGAGCCCACTAGTGTCGTAGTAAGTTAACTATAAGTGTCGGTATTAATATTGACATAACGTACAAATCTGGTTACGTTATAGCATTACGATATCAAACCAAAATATTGGAGATAATATATGAGCAGTAACAAAGAAGTCAGCGTCATCAGCAAAGAAGACGAAGCGAAGATCGCAATGATCTTGGGTGCGAAAGAAGCACCAAACTCGGGTGGAAGTAACGCCCGCCTCCCACAACTCAAGACAAACGCTAAGAGAAAAGATCCCCAAGGTCGCAAGATCGAAGAGGGCCTATTCTTTTTGTCTGGTATGGATGAGCCGGTATACGCAGAGGAAGTAAATATCCGCGTACTATCGCAAATGTTCCAGTGGATTCACTATGACCCCGAGGAAAACAAGGTTGCTAACAAGACCCTGTTAATTCCTAATTTCCGGCACGAAGCCCGAGACATGCAGGGAAGCATTCGTTGCGGTAAGCCTACCTCTAAGGAACTCAAGGATTTGCCGAAAGCAAAGCAAGCTGAGTATAAAGACATCAAGTGCTTTCGCCAGCTTAGAGTTCTAGTAAATTACGAGGGCAAGGACGCAGACGGCAATGCCGTTACTGTAGAGAACGAGCCCGCCATCATGTTACTCAAGGGCAGTAATTTCAATCCGTTTGAAGATGAGTTTACCAAGGCTCTACCACGCGGTGCGAACCTGTATGACTACACTGCCAAAGTAACGGCTGAAGAGAATGAGCAGGGTAGCGTAGTCTACTGGGTCATGCACTTTGAGCCGCAATTGGACGCCGCACTTCCGTTAGATCGAAAGACCTTCGATACTATGACGAAGCTTGCTGAAATGATTGTCTCTGAAAACCAGATGATTGAGGCTTCATACAAGAAGTCTATTCGTTCTGCACAAGAAGATGACGATGCCATTGAGGCGTTGGCCGGTGATCTAGAGAGTGATCTAGAGGACGATACGGTAGCCGCATAACTACATCCTAGAACTATCCGAGGGGGGGTATTGCCCCCTCTTTTTATCTAACCAGAGGATGTAATTTATGGATTCAATTATTGAAGCCCAGTTTAGAATGATTATGGATGATCTTTCTAACTCGGGCTCCTCAGATGACCCTAACCTAGAGTCGTATATCGAAGAAGCGGGAGAGCAATTTAAAGAAGCTCTTCACAAGCAGACTACGCGCAAGAAGGAAGCTTTCCGGATGCGTTGTAGTAATCTTGGTAGGCCAGAGTGTCAGCTTATCTCCGAGAAGCAAGGACTGCCCCGAGAGAAAATGCCGTACAACCACATCTTCCGGATGATGTACGGAGATGCCACGGAAATCATTGTCGAGTTGTTAGCCAAGCTGGCCGGTATCAATATCACGGGCGGCAAAAGCCAAGCTGAATTAAATATCCACGGCCAGCACATCAAGGGCGAAAACGATATCGAAATTGATGGCAAGGTCTACGACACCAAGTCCTGTAGTCCGTGGGCCTATGAGAACAAGTGGACGGGTGGTTGGTCGGATCTGGCTAAGGATGATGCATTCGGATACACGGCCCAGCTTCTTGCCTACTCAAAGGGCACAGACATGCCTATGGGCGGCTGGATTGTTGTTAATAAGTCTACCGGCGAACTCAAGGTTGTGGAGGCTAACCCCACAGATGAGCAAGTTGCTCTCCTTGAAGGCCAGATAAACAACACTGTGGCTAACGTGTCCAAAGACACCCCCAAGGTAATCAAGTGTTTTGAGCCGCAGGATGAGTTCTTTAGACGGGTTCCTACGGGTTCTAAGAGACTGCACACTACCTGTACTTTCTGTAGCTACAAAATGCAGTGCTATCCAGAGGCAGTCTACAAGCCCCAGACCGGATCTAAAGCACAAAACCCACGCTACTACTGGTACTCCGACTATACCGGCGGAGGGTCTGATGAATAGCGAGATTATTTGTCAGAACTGCACTAGGCCAGCCGTGGTTATCCATCAGTCGAATTACGTCTGTGCCGCTTGTTATCTGGCTGACCATTTCGGTGATGCCGTTATGTCGGCAGTCCTACCCTCCAATCCCAAACTAACAGAGCCCGCTAAGAGTGGCCCAAAAGTCGAAGTAATTCGCCGGAGACTGTATGAGTAGAAATGTAAGACAAAGAGCTATCAGGGCGGGTTATCGTTCTGGCATTGAGCAGGACATTTCTGAGCAACTCAAAGAGCGGAAGATCGAAGCTGAGTACGAGCCCTTTAAGATACCTTACACCATGCCCGAGAGCTACCATACCTACACTCCGGATTTCGTTATGGGTAATGGGATTGTCTTGGAAAGTAAGGGCCGGTTCCTTCATGCAGATCGCAAGAAGCACTGCCTAATTAGGGAACAGTACCCTGATCTAGATCTCAGGTTCGTGTTCAGCAATAGCCGCTCCCGTTTACGCAAGGGCTCTAAAACAACCTACGCAATATGGTGCGAGAAGAACGGCTTTTCTTATGCCGATAAAATCGTTCCTGTCGAGTGGCTTAAAGAGAAAACCAATAAGAAAAGCCTAAAGATTATTAACCAAATTATCGGGGAAAAGTGATGGCCGACATAGAGAACAAAGACTTCAATGGAATCTATATCGAAATCACTTCCGAGGGGGATGGCAACATCCAATTCGGGGCCGGTTTAGATTTTACTGAGGACGCTACTGACGAATTCAAAGAGTACATGGAAATGCTCTTGGCCGGTTTGTTTGGCGTCCTATCCACAGATGTGGCGGGGGTAGAAACCCTGGGTAAGCACATCATGGAACAAGAGAATTTTAAATGGCGAGAGTCGGGGATCTTTCACCCTCAAGAAAATGGGGTCAAGGGTGATGTTGTAGATTTCCTAGACTTTCATTCAGCAAAGTTTGACCCCAAAAAAAATAGGAAACACTAGCAATGGCAAAAGCACATTTTCCCCCGTTTGATAGCGTAGAAAACGATCTGCAAAACCTCTCAATTCGTAAAAGATCCCCCAGCCCTATTATTGAGGCTGAGTCCGAGTATGTCGATCCATACGACATGCCACCCCCATCCGCCTCTGACCGAGTTAAGACAGCCTCGGATGGCGGCTCAACCCAGTACTACACGATCCCAGAACATGCTTCTGAGCTACGCCATCTTATTAGCCATAAAGGCATGAGTAAGGCGCGGGGAGACATATTCAAAGCCTGTTATCGGCTTGGGGAAAAGAAGGGTGTCGATGCCCAGTATGACCTTAATAAAATGAAGTTTTTCATCGAAGATTTAATAGAAATGAACACAAGAGGAGAGCATTTATAATGACGTTTAATGAGTATCAAGAGTTAGCAAGCGAGACTGCAATTTATAATAAGCAGTGGGCCGTCATGTACCCCGCAATGGGTCTGGCTGGCGAGGTAGGAGAAGTTCTTAACAAGGTTAAGAAAGTTTACCGTGACGATGATGGTCACATGACTGACGAACAGCGCGAAGGCATCTCAAAAGAGTTGGGCGACTGTATTTGGTACATGTCTGCTTTGGCAAACGATCTGGGAATGCGTCTGGAAGACTGCGCCTTGGGTAATATTAACAAGCTGTCCTCTCGCATGGAGCGGGGCGTTATTGGCGGGTCTGGAGACAATCGATGAGCAAGAGTAACTGGTATTTTCCCTCCGATTACGAGGAGTTTATTTATAAGAGCCGCTATGCCCGCTGGAACGGTGAGCGCCGTGAAGAATGGCCTGAGACAGTAGACCGCTATCTTGGGTTTATGACAGCCCAGTTAAAGACTAACCACGATTACGATATTGCGCCTGATATTTTGGCGGAGTTGCGTAGTGCCATTCTTAATTTTGAGGTTGTGCCATCTATGCGGGCCCTAATGACCGCAGATGAAACGTATGGGTCTGGTGCGTTAAGCCGAGACAACACCGCAGGATATAATTGCGCCTATTTAGCGGTAGACGATGCCAAAGCATTCGATGAGGCCATGTTTATTTTGTTATGCGGCACAGGCGTAGGGTTTAGTGTAGAAGACCGCTACACCCGCAAGCTCCCTATCGTGCCAGACAAGCTGAGTCCGTCTGAAACTACAATTGTAGTAGCTGACAGTAAGGAAGGTTGGGCCAAGTCCCTGCGCCAGTTAATCGCCCTACTTTATAGTGGTGAAATCCCTCAGTGGGACGTTAGTAAGATTCGGCCCGCAGGAGCCCGTTTAAAGACTTTCGGCGGCCGTGCTTCTGGCCCAGAGCCTCTGGTAGATCTCTTCAATTTTGCAGTCAAAATATTTAGCCGAGCGGAAGGTCGTAGATTAACCAGCTTGGAGTGTCACGATTTGATGACTTTTATTGCCCGAGTTATTGTCGTTGGTGGGGTGAGGCGTTCAGCCATGATATCTCTATCTGACCTCGGTTGTGACCGCATGAGACACGCTAAGAGCGGTATGTGGTATGAAGAAGAGCCTCAACGTGCCTTGGCTAATAATTCGGCTGTATACGATGAGAAGCCGGACATAGAGACTTTTATGCGTGAGTGGTTATCTCTGGTCGAGTCTAAGTCTGGTGAGCGCGGCATATTCAATCGACAGGCCGCCATCAAGCAAGTTGAAAGTACTGGACGCCGAGAAAATGGTTACGAGTGGGGAACCAACCCATGTTCGGAAATTCTGTTACGGGGCCCTAAAGTTAATGAGGGTGACAAGAATAACCACTCAGGCGGTGTCACTGGCACAGGCGGGCAGTTTTGTAATTTAAGTGAGGTAATTGTTCGTGAAGGCGACACGCTAAAGAAGCTGAAGCGCAAGGTGGAGCTTGCCACGTTGCTTGGTACTTACCAGAGTACGCTGACCCACTTCCCATACCTCCGAAAGGTTTGGAAGAAGAATACGGAAGAGGAGCGGCTACTAGGCGTGTCTCTGACCGGCATCATGGATCATTCTACCCTGTCTGACGAAACCAAGTGCGGTAAGTGGCTAAGTGAGATGAAAGCGGCCGGAGAGGTTATCAACGATACTGTAGCTAATGATATTGGTGTCCAAAGAAGCGCCTCAATTTTTTGCGTGAAACCATCGGGTACAGTTTCACAACTGGTTAACTCGGCCAGTGGAATCCATACTAGACACAACCCTCAGTACATTCGTACTGTGCGGGGCGACAAAAAAGATCCGCTCACCCAGTTCCTAATAGATAATGGGATACCCAACGAGGACTGTCAGCAACAGCCTCTCAGCACTACGGTGTTTAGCTTCCCACACAAAGCGCCAGAAGGATCTATATGTCGTAATGATATGACTGCGATTGAGCAACTGCGTTTGTGGTTAGTCTATCAAACGGAGTGGTGTCACCATAAGCCATCTGTGACGATCTCAGTTAAGGATGCTGAGTGGTTAGAGGTAGGGGCATGGGTGTATAAGAATTTTGATGCCATATCAGGCATTAGTTTTCTCCCATTTTCAGACCATGTTTACCCTCAAGCCCCTTATCAAGACTGTAGCGAAGCGGAGTATACAGAGGCCCTTAGTAAGATGCCGGATAAGATCGATTGGTCTAAGCTGTCATCCTACGAGGACACGGATAATACTGTATCCGCACAAACCTTAGCTTGTACGGGAACCGCATGTGAAATCGTGGACATCTCAAACTGATGCTAGGGGAGTTCAACTACTTTAACCCCCTCGCTGTGTATGCGTGTCAGCTAGGCTTATCAATCCAGAAGCGGTTTGCTTTAGCTGACATGATTTTGTCTGATACAGAAGCGCAGGAGGGGGATGATAAGTTTAGTTCTGCTATTGCGGATGTGGAAAATTCGTGGACGGGGGATGTCAACGGCCACAGTAATCTTCATACCAGAGAAGATTTTGCAGAGGTCTTTGACTTAATCCGCATTGGAGTCTTTGAGTATATTAAGGGCCTGGGAGTAGATGGGAGTAAGCTTGACGTTTACTTCACGCGCTCTTGGGCCGTTAAGCAGGAAGGGAAGCAAGTAGTATCCCTTCATGATCATTCTCAGAGCCATATATCGGTGTGCTACTACCCTAAAGTAAGTCCGAATGCAGGGGCGTTTGTTGTCAGCCCCGAGGAGTTACCCAATGAGTTTCTACCTAATCTTTTCTCTGATGATCATCACAGAAACACGGGGCTCATTGACCCTGCTAACAAACATACCAAGAAGGAATTTTATTTAAAGCCAATAGACGATTTGCTTTTAATATTCCCTAGTAAAATGTTTCATAAAGTACTCCCCAATTCAAAGAATTGTCCGTACCCACGGTATTCTATTAGCGCAGATTTGGTTTGTACTGTGAAAGAAGAGGACAGCCACGAACACTGTCTCCCACCCCTATCAATGTGGAAAAAAATAGAGGAAACAAAACATGACTGAAGAAAAAGAAGCACAAAAAACCCCAGATGAAATACTGGGGGAATGTATGGGTCAATACAGTAGTTTAGTTGTCACTGGTATAGATGAAAAGGGAACACTTTTTATGCGTACTAGTGTTAACTCTGTACCCATGATGCACTGGATGATGAACCGCTCATTGTTTGAGCTAGGGCTCTGGGAAAAAACTGCATCTAATGCGAATTCTACCCCAGAAAGTGTTGACCCCACGGACGCCAGTGAGTAAACTATAGGCGTTTCTACTATTGCTAGTGAAACACCAGCCCCGAGTACCGTCTAATCAACGGAATTATGCTCGGGGCTTTTTAGTTTTATCCTCTCTATCCCCCGAATCCTAATCCACCAAAGGTGGGATCATCTTCGTCATAAACGCCATCGTTGTTAGTGTCGCACAGACGCTTCCAAGTTGCTGTTTCAAACGAGTAGGGCGCAGTAATGTCAAAGTTTAAGCACCACTCATGTGAGCCTACCTGATATCCCTCATCAACAGGGGGTGTATAGGTAGAGTCACGCTTTGTGCTGGGGTGGAGTCGCTGAAAATAAACTCCGCCGTTCTGGTACGAATTCTTCATGTAGACATCCGCAGGGGTGACAAAGACCCGCTCATGTTCTTTGACGGTGTATGTAGTCCCATCTGGGTAATCGATGTAGATTTGTGCTGAAAGAGAACCAGAAAATAAAACAACAAAAAAGCCAATTAAGTACTTCATATTTAAACGCTCCTTACGTCTTAAATACTAGCGGCCAGTATACATTACTTTTTTTTCTTTTTCTTACTGTTCGGATGTCCAGCCTTCATTTCGGCATAGGATTTTGCAGACACAGTAGAGTTTTTCTTGCTCTTACTAGTACCCGCCTTTTTCTTTTTATTGATGTTTGCAACCAGAGAATTCTTAGCCATTAGCCTTCCTCACCATTTGGATTTATCTGCCCAATAAGCCGCAGACATTTTGCCTTTGGCTATGTTCTTACCGTGTCGAGCTTTGAAAGACTTCTTACGCGCCTTTTCAGCGTCAGTAGTGGGGTTCTTACCCGCCCCCTTGACGCCCTGTTGGCCGTAGCGAATTGTCTTAACTTTATCGCCCTCTTTAGCTAAAACGACATGCGATTTAGTCGGGTGGCTCGGGGTCTTCTTAGGCTTGTTGTAGCCACTAACGCCAAGCATCTTTATTCTGGGGTCAGCTTTTTTAGCCATTAAAAATCATTCCTTAGTAATTAAGAACCATTATGAGCATTAATAATGCTAGGCAGAGTGAAGTGTACTGCACTATGAATTCAAACATTATTGTTGGGGTGTCTCGCCCATAGCTTCATACATCTGTGCTTCCTCTGAGAGGCTTGGCTTATC